AATTGGTTTCATTGGACTGGACCAAATTACTTATAATGAATTACGCTAAAAGAAAACAACAATTAGACCACATCTTAAAGGATAAATCCTATTGGGTTAATGATAATGGCTATAAGAGTTTTGTAGCTGATATGCATAATAAGCTTTCAAAGGGATATAGTTTATCAGAGAAACAAGAAACTGCCATAAACAATACCATTAGTAATTATGCTAAATATTTCTTTAAAAAAAATGATCCTAATTATAAAACAAAAAAAGAAACAATGGTTCAGAAAGTAAGGATGGTTCAAAAACTATTGTATGAATGTAATTACGAAAGAAGTTATGAATATGGTGCTGAAGATTTCTTAAATAGTGTAGAGAAACAAGTTAAAAATCGTGGTACTTTAAGTATCAAACAAAAACAGGCATTAAATAAAATGCATAAGAGATTTAAGAAAAGACTTAAAAAATAATGTTTAAGTTGTTATTAAAAAAATATTATAAACATAGTCCAGAATGTCATTGTGGTTGGACTATGAAACCATTTGAAAGATATACTGATAGATATCAATGGAAATGTATCTGGTCTAAATGTAGGTGGGAAGCATTTGATGGTGGTGATGGTAGATTACATTGGTGGAAAAGGGGAACCCGACGTATTCCTTTAAGTCATAGTATTAAATACACTCGAAATAAAGTTTTAAATTATTTTAAAAAACTTAAAAATAATGCTTGACTTTGTCATTATTTTGTCGTATTATTAGGTGTTAAGAAAAGGAAAAAAACAATGACATTAAAAGAAATATTAAACACGTTAGTAGAAATAGAAGGTCATTTAGATGACGCTTACTATTCTTTGCCAGAATGGGAAGGTGTTTCAGAAGGCAAGTCTTATATAGATGGTGCACGAAATGACGTGTATAATCTTAAAGATGAAATCGAAAGAACTCTATTGGATGAAGATAAAGTTATATCTGGAAAAGAATTAGAAGAAGTCATGAATACACCTGTAGTAAATCCATTATAATTGAAAAGACAAACATTATTAAAAAAATTAAAATCCTTGAGAACTCGCATTGAAGATTGGTGTGAGAAAAATGGTTATGAAAATATGGGTAATTATGTCGAAAGGAAAAATTCGGATGGTAAAATCGTCTGGAAGCGTAGTGATTGGGAACACGTAGATGCCCTACATGATACGATTCTTAATGACGATACGGTTATTTATACTAAATCAACTTTAAAACAATTGAATGAAATGTGGAAGAGATATGAATTTGATGTTGTAGTATTGAATGATACTATGAGTGCGAAATTAAATCATATTCGAAGAGTGCGAAATAATAAAGCCAATATATATAAGAAATAACCAACGAAAAGACTCTCAAAAAAAATTTCAAAGAAGTTCTCTCAAATGGAAACAGACTCAATTTATCACATCATCGTAAAAGAATTCATGAAATTCGGATACTATCGGGCTCAAGAAAAACTCAATAAGTTATACTCGGAAGATAAAATATCTTTAGTACAAAAAGGTAAGATAATGGATAACTTATCTGAATTAAAAATGATGTCATCAAAAGAATTAAAGTTTTTTAAGAAACTAGAACAACCAAAGGGAAAATTAGATGCTAAGTGATAGACAACACTTCTTGCTAGGTGTAATGTTAACTTCTTTATCTGTTATGTTGTATAGAGAATATACTTATACATCACCCATAATCAAAACAGAAACCATAGTTCATTTGGTTAGTGATCCGATAATCAGAGGTAACTTTGAATTAGAATCAAATGAGATTAACTCTTCTTTGAATAAATCTAAACTCAAACATCTATTGATTTATGTCAATGCCTTATGTGATGAGTATGGTGTGGATTATGGAATGGTTAAAGCCGTAATACAAACCGAATCAAATTGGAATCATAGAGCTATATCAAGCGTTGGTGCTATGGGATTGATGCAAATATTACCTGAAACTGCTATGTCAGAATTCAATACTCATAAAAATGATTTATTTGATCCTTATATTAATGTAACGGTTGGTATTAAATACTTATCTCATCTGAATAATCACTTTGGTGATATGGAATCCACACTTACGGCTTATAGTCATGGTCCTACTGTTACTAGAAAATACAGTCAGAACTATATCAAGAATAACTTTTATGTAAAACGAGTATATAAGAATTTGTAATGCCATTAAGTAAATTTGGTAGGAGGCATAAAAAAACATTTGGTAAAAAGAAAGAAAAGTGGGATGGTAACTTTCGTATGCCACCTAAACCTAATTCTTACTACGTTCAAGAAAAAGGAACATGTCGTTGGTGTGGTAAAAAGATTATAGAGAATAAAGTACATAATACTCGTAAGACTTGGCATCAAGATTGTGCTACAGACTATATGATTATCTATCATTCAAGTGAAGCTAGAAAACATATATGGAAACGAGACAAAGGGAAGTGTAATGATTGTGGAGAACAATGTACCAGGCGTACTTGGGACTTAGACCACGTTAAACCATTAATGGAACAAAAGGGAATCAAAGCCAATAAGTTAGATTGGTCTTACTATGAATTAAATAATATGCAAACCTTATGCCGCCCATGTCATAAGAAAAAAACTAAACGAGATATGAAAAATAATAAAAATAATGCTTGACATTGGTATAATTAAGTTGTATATTATATCGGATAAACAAATAGGTTATCGTTCTCCAAAGAATTGAATCTCAATAGAGGTTCTATATGGGGTGTAGTTCTTTCTTCCTTTCTTCTACGCCCCTAAAAATTAAAACATAAGAGGTTAATAATGAAAACGAAAATAGACATGAAACAATTTATGAAAGATTGTATGCTAACTAATAATGATAAAAAACAAATGAGATCACTTGACAAAAAAACAATAAAATCTGATCCTAATTACAAAAACAATAAAAGAGTAAATCTTGAATACTATAATGAAGATGAACTCGAAGATACAGGTATGGATAATTATTCCGATAGCGATAACGTGGAGAATTAGAAACACTTGGTGATGCTGGAATGGATGTATATCAATAACACTTAAATCCTAAATGATTTTTATTAATATGGTACTATTTATGGATAGATATGAAAACTACACAAAAAGAAATCGTGGATGTCATAACCACCATCATGACTAGATTAGATAAATTAGAATTTGCACAACACCAACATAAAGAAATGTTCTATAAAGTTAAAAAAAGATTATTAGAATTAAATGATAATTTAAATGACGTATTGGATATCTTGGAGGGTGAAGATATGGAAATGGTTGATGCAGTAAAAAACAAATATTCGGAATTGCGACATTTGGTTGATGATGAGTTAGAAAAAAATGAATATGATTTTGATGATGATGATGCTAGGGAATTAATGAATCAAATTGTTGGTGAATCTTAATGGATGAATTTTTAGCATTTCTACAAGAAATACGAGATTTATTATTAATAATTGAAGAAGATAAAGATTTAACTTATCTAAGCAACGTAATAGAAAAAGTAGAAGAAGAAATAAAAATAATAGAAGAAGAGTCTTAATTGTTACATTACATAATAACGGTTTTATTTGGAATTATTGCACTCTGCACAAGTGTAATAACTTTCTACGCATTAAAACGAATAACTAACTACGAATTAATAATACTAAACATAAACACTACTATAGAATCAATAAAACATCAACTTAAACTAATAGACGATAAGGGTACATTCGAGTCTGATGATGAAGTTGGCTTCTTTTTTCAAGAAGTCAAACAACTCGGAAAACAACTAGAACAATTATTTGAAACTGAGGTTGATGATGGCAGCAAAGAAAGTAGTAAAAAAGATAGTAAAGAAGAGAAAAAAGAAAAGTAAGATATATTTTGGTACGCCAGTACATGATGCGATTGTAAAATATAACAGGTCTGATGATATACCATTCAGACATAAAGTATACACGGAAGAGATTCATACTGCTTTCTTAAAGTTAGCAGAAAATATAATCAATACCTTTAAGTTTAGTTACTTCAGTTATGGTTTCCGAGACCTACAGGAAGAAGTAGTTTCTAATTTAGTTATTAATATCCATAAATTTGATGAGACTAAAGGCAGTAAAGCATTTAGTTATTTTAGTGTAGTTGCTAAAAATTATCTTATATTGAATAATAATGCTAACTATAAGAAGTTAAAAATCCACGATGATATCGATACTCTATATACCCACGGTGTTGATGATGAAGTTATAGAAAAATCACCTTCATCTGATGTATTTAAAAAGACATTAACTTATTTTGAAAACAACTTAGAAACTCTATTTCCTAAACAGCATGATAAAGACGTTGCTGAATCAATATTGTTTCTATGTCGGAATAAGAATAACATTGATAACTTCAATAAGAAAGCTTTATATATAATGATTAGAGAAATGACAGATGTAAAGACATCTAAGATAACCCAAGTATCTAATGTGTTTCGTAAAATATATCCAAAAATACGACATGAAGTTCTTATTAAAGGACACATAGACAATTTAATAAGCACAGGTTCTTTGTAACAACTTTCTAATCGTTCTATATTTATTAATAGAATGTTATGGAAAAAGACTTTAAAATATTCGGTGATAAGAATTTCTCTGATTTATCCCAAGAGATATACGAGAACTCTAAACTAAAGAAAACTCAGATTGAGCTTTTAGTCCAAGAGGTACATGGTTACATACAAGGTATCGAGGATATTGCTATCGTGGGTCCTATATTAAAAGAACTTCTTGATGTCGGTGTCAAGAATGATGATAATCTATTAAAGTTAGCAACCGTAATCCAACGTATCATGAGCAAACATCAAGTAGTTGATGATAGTGATGTTGGTTTATTAAGTGAAGATGAAAAAGAAGAATTGATGAATTCACTTGAAGATGCTGCTGCGGAAATACAAAAAAAATCCGATGATATTGATATAAGTAAAATTAAAGAAAAGTATAGTTCGTAATGGCAAACGATAATAGTATTCAATTTCATTTGGGAACGGTTCGTAGAGTTTATACTGATAATAAAAGGGGTGGTGTTGGTGAAATTTACTCGACAAATATGATAAAGGTAAAGGGATTAAATTCAACCTTACCTTCCGTATCAAAGGAACTACCCGCGAGACCTTTCTTTAGGGGTGTTCATGATTCCATCACAAAGGGTGATTTAGTATTATTTTGTATTCTACCACATAAAAAAGTATATTATATAGGTCCACTTAATACATTTAACAATCCAAACTATTCGCCAAATCCTTCATATTCTAAAGAAAAACAATATCGTGGTCTTGACCATAATGTATCATTAGATGAAAAGGGTTATAGTGAATTATTTCCAAAGATAACTACAAAACCATTAAGCAAAACTTATTCTACAAATTTAGATTTAGATTTTATTACAGAAAATAGAGGAGTACTTACTAACACGACAGCTGTAGAATTTGCTAAATTTACTGATTTAGTTTTAGAAGGTAGACATGGTAATTCAATTCGTATTGGTTCAAGAGCTGTAAATCCAATTTTAAACATACATAATAATAGACTTTCAAACAATACAGAACAATTAGGACAAGGTTCACTTATATCAATGATGTCCGCTGGTTCTATAGAACAAAATTTCTTATCTAATGGGTTTCAACTTTCAGTTGATGCTAACAGAACTAAAGAAGATATTTTTAAAATAAATAACGGTAATGATACTATCAATGCTGAAAATTCATATGATTATAATTACTCAAAAGTAAATCCAGATAATAGTGATGATGATAGAGTAGATTTTGATCAAATGATAATATTTTCTGATAAAATAACATTTGATGCAAGAAGTCCAAATGCTGGTGATTTTACCGTATCCGCAAATAGAAATATTAATTTTGGTGCAACAAAAAACTTTACATTAAACAATAAAGGATTTTCAGTAATTAATTCTGGTAATATTTATATAGGAAAGGAAGCAAAGAATAAAGCTCAACCAATGGTATTGGGAGATGAGCTGAGAATATTATTATTGGACATTATGAACATATTACAAAATTCAAGAGCATTAGTACAAGGAGTTCCAATTCCACTTGTTAATCAACAATCAGGTCCAATGTTTCCTGATATAGATAAAATAATTAAATCATTAAGTCTGGAAGAACCAGAACCAAGAGAACTAGATGATAATGGAGTTTATAAAAATGCCAATACAAAATTTTTAAGTCAATACCATTATGTAGAGCAGAACGTTAGACCAAAACCAACATAGGAGTAAAAAATGAAGTTATCTATATTTAAGAAAATGATCAGAGAAGTAATAAGAGAAGAGTTAGATTATAAATTTAGTCGACTTAGTAAAGAGTTAAAAGAAGTAGTAGTTAGTAGTAATACTAATGATCTAAACAAAGCTAGAACTCACACGACACAAGATACAAGTTTGAAAACCATGATGATGGATTCGACTGGTACCGATTCCAACGTTCCCATAACCAAAGGCAACGTTTCTGTCCCCAAGACAAGTAATAATGTTTTGAATTCTCTACTTGAAGAAACTGCTCAATCCGATGATTGGAAAAGTGTTCGGGGAACTGGTCAAGAAGTTCAATCAGTACAAGATAATACAGAAGCCCTACCTAACCATTTGGCAGAAGCATTAACTAAGGATTATTCCGCGATGTTAAAATCAGTAGAAGAAAAGGATAACTTTAAAAATGGGGCTTAAAGACGAAATATTTG